GTTCCGAGTAAACACTCAGTCCCCCCTTGTTAGGGGGGAAGTAACTTTATGAGTGTTTGCCATCTCTGGCCTTGGTTACTTTAACCAAGGACTAATTCCTACTCAATATACTCGAGTAGGCACCCATCGTCTGCGGATACGGTTTTTCAACCGTACTGCTGATTGTTCAAGGTGACCACTTTCCCGTCCAAGGAGGGGAACGTGGAAAAACTTGAGCAATGCGGCATACCCGTCAAGCCTATCCCTTCTTTTCAAAGGGGTCAGCGCAATAGCCCTAGTAAGGAACTGTTGCGTGCGTTTACACCACTTATGTGGTGTCATCGCATCTTGTCGTGAATGCCACCCTAGTGCACCAGATCTTTGAGATACAAGAGGAAGAGATTTTCCTAATCTCTCTTCAACTTCATTCTCAAGGCAGGCGCTGAGTGAGTAAAGACCACGTAACCAAGCCTGATTACTGGTCGACACAAACCCAGCTATAACACTAGGCTCCGTAGACAAATGGTCTGGTTGGTGTCTAATATATATAGGGGTAATATCTACACCCTTATATGCTTCGACACCGCAGCTTTCTTTAAAGTTTCCTTTTAGAAAGCTCTTCTTAACGTTGACTTGAAGGCCAACGTCATGAAGCCAGTCCACACACTGCTGAGCATATTCGCTCTTAACGATGATATCATCGCCATAGATGCGAATATACCTGGACGCGCGCATTACTTGACCATAGGTTGGCTTATAGCCATCCTTGCTCAGAATAGCGGCAATGCATGTTACTGCAAAGACGATACTCTGAACTGGAAAAGTAAGTGCGTTACCCATCCCGGCAAATTTACCTAAGTCAAATGCGGTTTCTAAGTCGCAGGTGACAGAGGTAGAACGGCACTCCATCATCGCATCCAAAAAAGATGCGTGATGTCTGAAGACCGATTTCACGAGTTGTAAACTCATGAGGTCGGATGCAGACTTCAAATCGATGGTTGCCCAGTTGTCGCGAAGGGAGCCTTCCAGAGCAAGTTTTTGGTTCTTGCTTTGGTCGGACAAGTCAAGGCAATTACGGAGAACATGGCACTCTGAGATAGAGTCCCAAAGTACTGTTCTAAGTCCCTGCTGAATAAATTGATTCAGAAGGGGCTCGACCGTAATCGTCCGGCGCGAAGTTGAATTTTTCGCGACGGTAATGAGCCTTGCTTGGCGTCCAGAGGTACCCGACGTTGAGGTAACCGTTTCACTCGGCCCTTTGCAGATAGTTCTTTCGGACAAGTCCGATAAGATACAACTAAATGCATCGTAACCAAAGCGAAGCGTATCAAAAGCGACACTCTTAATCGCTTCTGATAAGGAGGACCACTTCTGGTTCCCCTTAAAACCCTCGACGACGGCACCGGGACCATGTCGGTAGGTGGCATTTTCAATATCCTTAGAGTTTAGGGTACTGAGTACCACTTTAGCGACAAGGCCGATTTGATGATTAGTCGTGTCAGGCAAAATAACCTGGCGTGCTCTATCATCACATCGGAAAAACTCAGATTTCGCCTTCCGATCCAGTCTTTCTTCTGAATCGGCAGACAGCTGAGTTTTCTTAAAGAGTCGAAGCACTTCGCGTAAGCACTTCAAGACCCCCTCATCGGGGGACTCTTTAAGCGTCCCGGAGAACGGATCGAAGACTTCACAGAGCATACCCGAGAGAAATCTCGGGATTGCTCCCTTACGGATTCTTTTGAAACCCGTAGGGCAGGTGAACCTGCCAGAAGAGAGGCCTTGAAGTAAGGCATCATCTAAAGCAGGTAAAGCTATGGTTAGGAACCCATAGCCCTCGTCTTCGAACCTTTTCTCGATCGTAACAAAATCACGATCGAGACCTTTCACAGCAGGATTGAGTCTTTGGATATCAGACCAAAGACTCTTTAGGAGTACTACTGGACTTTTCATAGGCACCTCCTTGAGGTTGCTTATTCCAGGTCTATGTAGCACGACCCTAGGACCATAATTGATCCTAATACCGCTGCATGAGTTCCCTCATGTAACGCCCGATAGCGCCTGGCATCTTTGACTAACCGAATACTTCGGCAGCCAATAATACCAATGCGACTAACGAGCATAAAGCTAGGATTTGAGTCTCGTGTGACCAGCTGCACACTTTCGTTATGAAAGTGTTCCACAGCTGTGTCACGACTGAAACTGAATCAGCTTTGCGGTTGTAACTTCCGCATCATCTCGAAAATCCGTGAGAGCTTTCGCGAGCGCGACGATTGCCGCGTCCGTGAAGCCAAACGGAGGACGAGAGATGCTGAATGAAACGGAAGCAGTCTGCTTCCGAATCAGGCCGGAGTAAGGATCCGTGGCATCGACGGTCTGCGTCATTTGGACGTAGTGTCGATTCCCGTTCTTACTCTTCGTGTGATTGATGACAACGGAATAACCGTTGCCACCAGTATCAACACGTTCCGATCCGTATCCATCCTGCTTAATGGTCGCGAAGACCAACTGCGGGGTGGGGGATGCGGCGGCGACAGTTACTGGATCAGGTAGCATAGACGTCTCCTTGTGAAATAAATAGGCCCTAGTCAGAAGAATTCTGACTACGGGTAAACTTGGTCCTCTGCGCAAGCAGAGCACCGAGGATCGATAGCTGAAACGACGACAAAGTCGACGGCTCAGTTATCAGTTTCACATCAAGAACGTTAGCGACGTTTTTACGTGTTTGACACGTAAAATCCAACACCGATTGATGATTGACTTGACTCAAATTTGTCTCGTCAATTATCTTCGTATTGTTGAAGTAATACGTCTGCTGCCGTTGGTGGTTGGTACTGAAGTCTGTGATGAGACGACCTGTGGAATCACAGGTTATCAAACCCCAGTTGATTAGTGAATCGTCATGGTTAATATTGTCGATACATTCGACATATTTACCCAAGCCGGTAAACCAATCAAAGAGCCAAGTCCACGGAACAAGATTGTAAATGTCCGTAATACTGGGCTCTACTCCATACATTCTGATGTAGGTTTGACTAAGGTACTTGGGATCAATTCCCACATACTTAGCAAAACGCTGCACTTTGAATGAAGGCAGATCCACCGGAGGAAAATCAAAAGTTGAGTTTATAACTAAACGCAACTCAGACTCCCTCTCGATTCGACTGGATATAACCGTAGGGTTATTGTCCAGTCCGGTTCTGTCGTACTCAAACCCCGAGACGCCCGATTCACCACTCACGAACTTGCGTGAGTAGCGAAAAGTTGTTGGCTTTCCCGATCTGGCCAGTAAGAAGTTAACCCTCTTACTGATCTTCTCAGGTAAAGACAACAATTCCATCAGGTCTTTATAGGTTTGCTTCCATCCGAAATGGTATGAAAGATACTCATTCGGAATATCCTTACCGACTTTCCCTAGTGAGGTTTTAACCGCACTAAAGTCAGAACGTAGGGATAGTGAAGTAAACAACTGTTTGAGATCACCCATTGTTTGCCTTAATGAGGCAACCGAACGGGGGAGATCACGCAGTTCAACGATGCTTCTAAAAAGCGGCATTTGCCTATTTTTAGGCCCATACTGCTTCAGGAGTCCAGATAAATGTGACTTTATAAGGTCATCATTATATTTGAACTCGAGGTAGCGTCGTTCATTAAAGGTCGAGATGGAAAGCGTAGCCGCTGATGGACCAAAAGTCTCTTCGATGGTTTCCATACCACCATCCTTATTCCAGTAATGACCACCTGCAGTGATGCAGTTGTCTCCTGGAGGAGGGGTATTTCCATCATCGAAGTAGGAACTATTGGTCTTATAGTACCAAGCCTTCCTGTACGGAGAGCGCAAACTCGATTTGAACATTTTAAGTTCGCCTTGAGTTGAGCCTATCGCACGGGTCCGAGTGGTAGTATCATCGAGAATATCAGGCAGTGGGTCCTGAGTGCGCAAGCCCTCAGTCCACCGATTGATATTGGGTGTATTGTAGAAGATTGGACCCCGACATCCACCAATTCCCTGATAATTCACGGAACTGTTGTATGAGGAGTTCATTCGGAAATTCTGCTTCTTCCTTTGTTGAAGGATAGAAGCAGTAGATCTATACTTCTTACGATTCACCGCCGTTATGATACCAGGAGCAACCTTGAATCTTGCTGTTGGGTCAATTGCAAAAGCAACTGACTTCACCAGAGAGACTGGGATGTACTGGTAAAGTAAACGCTCGACACCAGTGGCCTTTTCGCTAGCCTTTTGAAACCGATACTCGTAAAAATAACGAGGGTCAAATCCTTCGGGTAATCCGCGTGAATCAACGCGGGGCCTGTCGGGATTTAAAGGTTTCATAGGTAGCCTCCTGCTGATGTGAAAGGAGAGGTCCATACAAAATAATATGGAGCCTCATAGCGCACTTTGCGCTAGCGCACCCCGTGAGGGGTG